GTCAAAGATTGGCTGAACACCAGTCTGAGAAGTAAGCGTATTTGTACCTGTTAAAACTACCCATTGCTCTGTAGGAACTGCACCACGAGTAGAAGCAGCAATAGAGAAGTAAGGAACAGTGCCGTCATACTCCATAGCACCAGCGGCAGCCGTAGTTAAGTTAGTACCAGATGTAAAAGATAGCGGAGCAACGGACGCTGTACCCGCTGCCAAAGCATGTGCAGTTGAACTTAATACCCCTGTCGATGGGTTAAAACTTAGACCGGCGGCTGTATTTACACCTTGGTTACTTGTTGTATTAGCTGCTACAAAAGTTGGATAAAACGCAGCAGCAGTTGATACTGCACCAGTATTAGCTACGTTGGTGGCGTTGGTTGCAGTTGTTGCAGTACCAGCAGTTGCAGCGTTTAAGTTAGCTACTTGAGTGGTAGAAGCCACTACAAATGGTGCTGTGCCTGTGGTTGCGGTTGATTCAATCGTAGTAAATTTACCAGTAGACGCTGTTGTTGAACCGATTGCGCCGGGGGCAGCAAAAGTAGCTCCGTTAAGACTTGATGCGTTTAGATTAGCTACGTTAGTTGTGGAAGCTACAGTAAATGGTGCTGTGCCTGTTGTTACGTTTGAAGCTAAGGGTACCGCCAATGTTAAATTGGTGGAATTTAACCGCATCTCCCAAGAGTTTTTAGCTGCGCCGAACCCACCTGAATACCATTGGTGAGCATTTTCAGTGCCTGTAGAATCAGTTGCGTAAACTAAGTTACCTGTCTTGCTTGCACCGCTTGGGGCAGACATGAAGATATAGCCTTCATTAGGTCCTGTAATAGGGTACGCAGCATCTGAATAGGTTGAGCTTGTAATACCAAAATCTAACCAGCCACTAGTGTCTGTGCCGTTGTCAGGATAAGCCGCAAAGTCAGAAGATGCGCTTGCACCGGCGAGGTCGTTATGAACATAGATTTGAACATATCCGTTAGCTGAACCAGCAGCGGCAATTAGTGGGTTTGTTGTACCGCCAATTAAAGAACCGTTACCGACATCTAAAAACCGAGAAATAGACCAGTCACCAGCGTTATTAATTGAGCCTAAAAGACTACCAGCTACACCACCATTGTAAAAATTAAGACCGTCTGCACCGCCTACGCTAATACGCCCTACAGCTCCAGTAGTATCGTAATCAAGAACAATGCCGTCAACATAAGTGCCACTAAAGTTTCCATCAGCTAATACACCGCCTGTAGTTTCTACATTGGTTGCTTTTAGTGTAGTACCGTCCCAAGTAAAGTTTGCAGAGCCGCCAAAAGCACCAGCGTTATTAAACTGAACTGAGTTTGTTGGGCTTGCTGGAGAACCGCTAGATACAGGTCCGTATGTTAGCTCTTTGGTTGTGGTGTTGTAATAAACGCCATTAGTGGTTGAGCCTGTGTCGTTGCGAACTGGGTCGATGTACAGCCCAGCGTTGGTGCCGTTAAGTGACGCACCAGAGGCGTTGATGATTATTGAATTGGCTGGTTGGTTGAAATATCCAGCACTGTTGCCGATTGCTATAGCGTTTTCGCCTTGTTGATTATTACCTGCAGCATAGCCTATTGCTACCGCTTTTACACCTTGCCCACTATTAGCTGCAGCATAGCCAAGTGCTACTGCGTCAGCGCCTTGGTAATCTGAGCCCGCATAGGCACCTAACGCAAAAGCATTTTCACCTTGGTCACTGCCTCCAGCACTATATCCAATTGCGGTAGCGTATTGTGATTGGTTTGTTCCGCCAGCGTTAACGCCAATTGCTACAGCATTATTAGCTTGGTTTGTGTAGCCGGCATTGCCTCCTAACGCTACAGATGAAAAACCTTGGTTATTTTGTCCAGCTTGATAGCCAATTGCTAAACTATTTTGCCCTTGATTAATTTCACCGGCTTGATAGCCAATTGCTATAGTAGCGTATTGTTGTGTTAGACGACCTGCAGATTGACCGATTGCTACACTGAAACTGTTTTGGTTTGTATTACCAGCAGAAGCACCAATTGCTACCGAGCCTTGAACTGTTGTAGCATCATAACTAAACTGAGCAGCGCCCGTTCCAATGCCCACACAATCTGTTCTAGTCGCAGTTTGGATGGCCCAGTCTCTGTCGTTTGTGGAGTAGTAAATAGTGCCGCCATTAACCGCAGTTGTATTGCCGTAGGGCATTACCGCAACACTCGTAAATACAGTAGTATCAGTAGCAGGTAGCTGATATATTTCTACGCCATTCCATGTTAACAAATCAACGCTGGTAAAAATTTGTGGAACATTATACCTTATATATTCATTAGTTGGATTATCAGCGCCTACTACAACCCATAAATAATTTGACTCATCCCACGCAATACTTTGTACTATAAAAGTTGTAGGTAATTTGTTAAAACCTTCTGGGGTTTGTCCTAAAACCCACGTTGTTCCATTGTCTGTACTAAAGTTTAAAAAGTTACCACCTGCTACTGTGTAGATAGTGTCGGGTGCGTACGGAATTGCCTTTACATTCTTAAAGTCAAAATTAACATCAACATCTGCGTTATTGTCATAAATAAAATCTGTTTGCGCCATTAATATTATGGTGCCGGGAATGTTTGTAAGTGGTGTTGTTGGTGGAGTGAAATTGCTGGTGTACACAGCGGTGCCGCTTACAACCCTAAAGGACGCAAAAAATCCTTTAAATGCTGTATAGCTTGGTGTTACCCCTAAACCAAAATTGCCTGTGGGACCAGTAGGATTGGTGTAGTTGTTTGTGTCTGCTGCAGATGCCACGTTTACGCCGTTGTAGTATACCTTTGCCACTCCAGACTGCCTAACATAGGCGACGTGTATCCACTCACCTAAAACAATTGGCGTGGTTGATTCTACTACGGTGCTAGAAGATGCAGTATTATAAAAACTCCAATAAGGGGGGTCAATCTCATTATCAACACCAACCATTGCCAATTGCCCAATGCCGTAAACTGAATTAAAGTTTAGTGGTTTAATCCACTGCTCAATAGTAAAGTCGCCGGTACCAAACGCAAAGTTTGCATCGGAAATAGTGCCGTATGAATCTGTGTTTAGGGAACCGTCAACACTGCTGTAATAATTGGAGTACGGTATTGATGAGCTTGGAGTTGTTTGTGGTATAAAGGCGCCGGTTGAGGCGTATACAAAATATACGGGGTTAAGAAGTGCTGTTTTTTCTGTCCAAGTTGCTCCGTTTGGACTAGTAAACACTCTGTCACCTAAAGATGATATTGCTACAAACTGTGCTCCGTTCCAAGATACTTGAACAAAAAAATCCCCAGATATTAAACTTTGACTAGTCCAAGACGCACCATTGTTGGTGGAAGTAAGTACTATACCTTGTCCTGCACCGAACCCACCGACAGCTACAACTGTAGTACCATCGTAGGCTACTGAGCTTTGTGCCCCGGGGAAAACATCTTGTTGCACCCTAACAGCGCCGTTAGGGAACGTGCTTACCGGAACAGTGTAAAGAGCTGCCCCTTCTATGCCATCAAAATCCCTACCAACGCACACAATGTTGCTGCCTGCTTGGACAAGCGATGATAAATCCACACTATCTGTGGTCAATGTACTAACAGCGTATCCAGACCCTGGCAATCCAAATGCTGCAAAGGATTGTCCACCTATTCCAAAAAACTTATTTCGTGACGGTATTGCAATAATTTGTTGAAAATCGGTATTAGCAAATGTACGTAAAGAGTTTGTATCTTTTCCAAAAAATACGCTGTTACCGCTTGTATCGCTAATTGTTGCATCGTTTGGAAGTGTTAGCGCATTTTGGGTATTGATAGCCCAGTCTGTTCGGCTTATTTCTTTTGTTTCGTTATTGTAAGAAAGTAAACCAATATAATTTTGGTAGTTGTTAGTGTTGTTATAAATATACGGGTCATAGAAGTTAACCGGAGTTATAAACAAGCCTTGACCTGAAGAATTTAATCCGGGGTATCCTCCAGCATTTATTACAATAGAATTCTGGTGTTGATTACTATACCCAGCATAACTACCAATAGCAACAGCGTATGAGCCTTGCGAACTATTACCCGCACCGCTACCAATCGCTACCGCTTCTTCTCCTTGGTAAGAATCACCAGCACTACTACCAATTGCAACAGCGTTTGTACCTTGCGAACTATTACCCGCACCGCTACCAATTGCCGTAGCAGATTCGCCTTGATAATTTTGACCTGCACCACCACCAATTGCTACAGCGTTTACGCCTTGCGAATCGTTACCCGCAATATAACCAATTGCTACAGCTTCTGCGCCTTGATTAGCATAACCAGCATTACTTCCGATTGCTGTAGTACGATATTTTTGTCCACCAGTAAAAGTTAATGTTCCGCTTGGTGTTACTGCGGGTGGAAAATTTAAATAAATGGTTGTAGGAAAAAATACTTCAATAATTTCACACGGGTCTCCAACTTCATTAAAATACCCTTGCAATATCATGCCAACTTCAAGCGAATCTGTATTATTAATTTCTAGCGAGGGATTGCCATCACCAGAAACATAAGTTTTATTATATGTAAGTCCATGTCCAGCGTTCTTACCAATCGCTACCGCTTCTTCTCCTTGATATTGATTACCGGCGCTATTGCCAATTGCTACAGCAGATGTGGCTTGATTAGTTTGACCAGCTAAAGTACCAACAGTTACACTTGTTGGGTCTACAGGGCCGTAAACTGCTCTTTCAGACGGATAGTCTACCCAAACTGTTACAGTACCGCTAAATGTGACAGCAGCGCCAGCGTTTGAGGATGAAAGAATAGTAGTGCGGGTTAATGTTGGCCCAGTAGTCGAGTAAGTACCAATACCGACTTCCCAGTTTGTACCATCAGAAGCGCCATAATAGGTTGTGTTTGTGTTGCCAACCGCAGCTAGGGTTTGATAGCCTACGGAAGCACCAGTTAAGGTAAAGCTAACAGTTGTATTTGCTGTTGCGGTTTCCTGCGCACGGTCTATGAGTACTAAAGCCATTATTTATCCTATTGCCTATTATCTACAAGGGCCCAAGTAGTACCCTCGGTGTTGTCTATTTTAACCCAAGCAAAGCCTATTGGGGCGTCTAAAAGATTGAGGGGTTCAATAGCGGCTTTAGCATATGTACCGAAGCCTAAAGCGGCATCTAGTACACTTACATTTTCCACTACATCAGCCAGTATAAGGGCCATAAAAACCCTTTAAAATCAAGAAGTGGCTGTAGTAGTGTATGTTACCGCTAAAGAATCACCGCTAGCTACAGTCTTTGACCCACCAGTAAAGTTACCAGCGGAATACAAAATACCAGTAGTAGAGTCTTTAGTAGCAGAAGCAGAAGCACCAGAGTTAATAAAGCAGCCATTAACAGTACCAGAACTTGTCATTGAGAATGTCAACGCAGTAGCAGTTTTAGAAGTAACGTTTGATGGTGTTGTGCCTGTAGAAGTAGCGGCTGACCAAGAAGGTGCTTGACGGTTGCCTGTGTAAGCTGGAGCATTTGTACCGCCAACTTCAGTCCAAGTATGAGAAGCCATAGTGTCAGCGGCTGTGTAAGTAGCTGTACCACCACAAAGACCTAAATAGTTAGCGCCAGAAGCTGTACCACCACCTGTACCAGTAGCGCCAAAATAAAAGTCAAATAATGCTTGTTTACCAACAGCAGTAACTAAGTTAGGGGCTGTGTCTTCCCATTTTAGGTTGCCATCTGCATCGTAGCATTTAACTTCGTAGAAACCTTGGATTCCCAAAGTCTCATCGTGTTGTGCGCCACGGGTAATTGATGCGCTTGCGCTATCACCAAAATTAGATTGTTCCATGCTCATGTTAAGAAATCCTTAAAATAGAAGTTGTTGATGTTGCTGTTGGGAAAGTCACAGTAAAAGTACCCGCTGCCGTATTTGTTTTATCTGAACCAAAATCCAACACCGCTACAGCCGCATTCGTAGTGGCATTATAAATCAAAGCTGCCCTAGCAGTAAAGGAAGCTGGGTTCCAAACTGCATTAGCGAAAGAAATATAGGCAGTATCGTTTGAAGCATCATAGGTAGGTACTTGGCTAACTGTTAGAACCTTGCCACCAGCCGTATATCCTGTGCCCGTAATCTCGCCCGCAGTGCTATAAGCAACTGTATCTGGGGTTAAATCTGCTAAAGAGGTGTAGAGAGCAATTTTATAAACGTATGTAGTCCCAACAGCAAAGTTCTCCAAACCGCTTAAACAGTTTCGCTTAAAAATATTGCATTGGCCTTGGGAAATCATAATTGATTATAAGGCAGGCTTGTCTGCCCTTTCCTGTAACTATCATTGCGTTCCAGACCATCACCGAGGCGTTTGAGCTGTCCAAGGGCTTCTGTATACATTTTTTCGTAGTAAGAAACCATATCTTGCTCACCCTTCATGAACAAAATAGCTTCACGCATAGCGCCATATAACAAGACTGGGTCATAGTTATCGCCAAGCCAGCTAGTTCCGTTGGGGTTATTTGATGTAGCTACAGTAATGCTAAAGCCCGAACCAGTGCCTCCAAGGCTACTTGAACTAGCACTAAGCACGTCTCCAACTAAATAAAAGCTTCCGCCATCATTAAGAGTTACGGATGTTACAGTCCCGCCAGAAACCGTAATAGTTGCTACAGCGCCAGTACCATTACCGCCAGTTAGGGGTACGTTTTGGTAGTTACCATTAGTGTATAGTGTTCCGCCAGTTGGTGTTCCAAAAGTAGCAATTTGACCCTGAACAATAGAGACTGGGTAATAAAAATAATGTAGTTCTACTGGGTAGCTGCTATCTGGAGTAGGGGCAACAATAAAAGATAACTCATTTGGATTTGTATATTGCGGGCCAAATAACGCATAGTACTTAGGAACCCCACCAGGAGTGCCATTATATGCCGTACCACTATAGGTAACGCTTGGGTATGCTTCCCGTAAGAAGTTAACATCTTTGTTCAATAGATACACATAGTTATTAGATTCGTCAATAACTGCTATTGAATAGGTAGATAGGTAGTCATCAGGTAAAGATAAGTATTGATTACCCGTAGATAAATTACCTGTTACGTTTTTACGTAAGGCTGGAATTTGCACGCTGTTATACACTCGCTGCTCTGCCTCTTGGACAAAACGAGGTATATTAGCCACAAATAGTGGCTCAGTGTTTTCGCTATAGTCTTGTATAGCTTGAAATAATTGGACGTAATTGATTTAAATCACCCTAATCAAAGTATATAAACCCTTTACTTTGCCCTTGTTAATTAGCTGAGAAACATTAGCTTTCGAAGTATTTAGGTACTCAGCCGCATATTTTTGATTTAAGAAAGATACTTCAAGTTCTTTACAGTATACAGGTTTCCATTTTGCTTTTGCAGTTCTTTCTACTTCTTCTTTTGGGTGTTTTCTACCAATTTGAGCCTGTGCCCATTTAGCACGGATAGTAGGGTCCTGTAAACGCTGCTGCATAGCAGCACTCTGTTTTTTAATAGTTTCTTGAGTGGGTTTATACCCTCTAAGACCACTGCCACCCTTGGTCATATTATATACAGGGTTAAACTCTTCAACTAATAGCTTTTCTGCTTCGTCAAGTTCATTCTTACCAAATGCAGTAAATAGCTCTTTAAATTCAAAATTTTTAAAACCATGATGTTGCATAGCTAAAGCAAATCTAGTTTGGTACTTACCAATAGAAGCTTTGTGGTTAGTTACTCGCCTTGTTAATTTTTCACAAGTTTGCCCAACATACTGTTCTCCAGTATGTTTATTAGTAGCAAGATAAATAACCCCAAAACGCTGCATATTAGGCCATAGGTCCTCTTGCTAATTTACCTTTAGTCTGCGCTTTGCCGCCACGAACTTGAATACCAGAAGTTTTAGTTGGCTTGTAGTTACCCTTGCTGATGTTACCAACAGAGATATTGCACTCGTTAATAAACTCGGTACCAGTCTGGGTAGACATAGCCGGCAATTCATTACCAACTTTTTCACCAGTCATTTTATGGGGTGGGGCGTATACAGATGCAGGTTTGTTATTAACAGCCATGATTAGAATCCTTTGCCTTTTAAGCCAATAGAACCAAACTGGTTATGCAAACGAGCACGGCTGCTACCATCAGCTTTACGCATTTCGTTTGATACGCCAAGGCTCTTATTTGCCTTCATAGTTTTTGCTGTTGGGCCTGAATCACCTAAGTTTTTACCCTTAGTTGCACCCTTTTTAATAATACCGTCGCTTTTTGCCATATCCTACTCCTAATTAATTGTTACCTGTCCTACCGCAGTTTGTGCTACTAAATTATTTGGTGTCTCACCAAAATCGTACATTTGCCCTACAGGGTTCCATCCCCACTGAATCTGTCTACTGCCACCTGCTGGTGTACCATCTTCTGATACCAATATGCCAGTAGTTAAATTTGTCTGCAATCCAGTATATCCAGACTGGTAGTAACTGTTATCCCGTCTTGGCTCCCGTACAGCTTGTGGGTCATTAACTGGGTACATACCCAATTGTAACTGAGGTTGGTCTTCTTCCCAACACTCTGGGCATACTTTAATGCTAACATTCTTTGTCTTAATCGTCAGTTTTTTAAGCTGCGTAAGTTTAAATCTAAAAGCGCATCTATCGCACTCTGCAATTGCAAACCGACCCGATGCAAATTGGGTTGTCATTTACTATCTTCCAATAAACATTTGACGAGGAATAAACCTAATCGGGGCTTTCTCTCGGTCTTCATCAGCAGCTAACTGGAACTGTTCATCATAGACTGCTTTTAAAGCTACCGCCCGCTGCATATCTATACCCGGTAATTTTTGAGCTAAGTAGTAAGCCAATCCAGCCACCATAGCGTTCACAAAACGAAAAGGTATATCTTGGGTACTTACACCTGTGCCAGCGTCTTGGATGCGGCGTAAACGCCAGTAGATGAACTTATAGTAAGGGTTTTCTGCAGTGCCTTGGTCTGGGGTAGGCCAAACTGTAATTTTAGGGGCATCAATACCAGTAATTGGGTCTGTACCATTTGGGGCTGTAGCAAGTGGGTATTGCGCACCTGACATACGTTGAATCCATACTTGGATAGGGCGACCCTGAGCTAATTTATTTGGAATAGTAGAATAAGTAGAGACACTAATTCGGCTAATAGTAATGTCGGTCTGATTATTAATCTGTCCAGAATTTGTACGAATTTGGTGCTCAAGTAAGTCAATAGTGTCGATAGGTAAGTCATAGGTATTTACTCCTTGAATCATATCAATACTACCCTGCTCAATCGTCCACATGTTAATGCCACGATTAGCCCACTCAATAGTTAGCAGGTTTAAAGAACGACGTGCAGTACGCAGGTCATAGCCAGTACGAAGCTCTGAACCACAACGCTCAAAAGCCTCTTCTACCAGTTCCGATAGGTCTAGATTAAACGATGAGGTACCGGAAGTTGTCATTTATTTTTTCGCAGTCTTAGCTGATTTAATAAAGTCCGCTTTAGTAGGCGCACCTTTAGCTCCAACAGAACGCATCTTTTCACCAGAGCCAGCTGCAATACGTGCTTGCTTCTTATGAATATTTTCATACAGCCCTACTTTACCACCCTTTGCAAGGACAGCAGATTTAGAAGTCTTAGGAAGTTTCTTAGGCATTACAGCGCCCATACCTCTACAAGATTTCATTTAGCTCTTGTCTTTCCACGAACAGCACAACCGTCGATAGACTTACATTTAACAGAGCCACCTTTTTTATAGGCTGTACCCATTGCATCCATACGGCTTTCTTCCATGCCTTTACGAGCAGCATCACCACGAGAACCAAAAACTTCATAGTCTTTGTCTGCTTCTTTTTTAGCAGCATCCGCCTTGTTTTCAGCGTAGTATTTTTTCTGAGCTGGGGTTGCGTTTGCCATGATTAAACCATCCGTCCTTTAGTCTTACCTTTAACTTCGCAGCCGCCGCCTTTAGCCATCTTCTTAACAGTTTTGCCGCCAGTACATAGCTTAGTAAGGTTAGTACCTTTGCCGCCTTTATGCTCTTGCTTATCGTGCATAGCAAAAGCTTTTTTAATCATCTTTTTATCTTGGGATAAGTCCATTTTCATTTCGGACTTCTCAGCGTGTTCCATTTTAGTTGCCATAGCTTTTCCACCTTTTTTAAAGAGTTTAGACTGACCATGGTCAGTTTCTTTTTTGTTTACTTTTTGCAAATCTGTACGAACTGTACCACCAGTTTTTAACCCGGCATACTTATCGTTATTAGCGTCTGGAGCATTTAGTTTATATCCAAAACTACTACCAAATCTAGTTCTTTGTTTGTTGGCTTGGTTTTTGCCACCATAGGAATAATTAACGTTTCCGCCAGTACCAAACTTTTTGCCTTTATCAGCCGCTAAAAAGTCTTCACCAACAGCTTGCTTGATACCAACTTTCTTAGCAAAAGCTGGGTTTTTAGCTACAGCAGCCATTAAATTGTGTTGTTTTTTAGAAGTACTTGGCATCTTATTTCCAATGGCTTACAACAAAATCAGCAACCCAACCACCAACTGCAACAATACCAATCCATAGTAAACCAGCTAGGGTTTTGTTGATAATAGCCTTGCGTAATTCTGCTCTTTCGGCATCGGCTTGTATTGCCATACGAACCCATTGCACTTCTTCTGCGCTTAGTGGACGGGATTCGACAGCTTCATTAACGGCTTGCTTAACTAGGTTCGCCAGTTCAATTTTCGTTTGGTCGTCTAAAATCATTTTGAACCGCACTTCCAACGTTTTAAACTAGCAGCTTTGCGAGTAGGTTTGCCATTCTCGTCTTTCATTGGTCCAGGCATACCTGACATACGTGCGCAGAAAGACTTCTTGCGTGGTCCGCCTTCAGGTTGTGGAGCCTTTAAATTAGAGCCCGTAGCTGCGTTGTATTTAGCACGGCCTTTAGCGGTGAGACCAGCCCCTTTTGAGACTGGTAGTTTCTCACCACGACCAACTGCAAGAGAGGGGTTCTTTTTAGCCATATGTAATCTGAGTAGAAGTAATGTTAGATGAGT